GATGTATGCATCCTGAGCACCTTTACTTACAAGGTCAATCAAGGCGGCTGACATTTTTACTAATATACCATATTAAAATTTTGGCTCGATATTTCCACAACAAGAAAATGGTATTATTTCAGGCACTGACATGGGAGTCACGTGATACCGAAGACGAACATCTTATCAGCATATTTGGTAAGACCGACGAAGGAAAATCCGTATGCCTCACAACTGCGTTCACACCTTATTTTTTTATAAAACTTCCGGATAAAATTGACGCTGGAAAAATTCGTAGAATTTATAACATTCTCGATGAAAAGTGTAAAGATTCCTTGATTGCATATTCCATAATGAAATCAAAAGATGTTTGGGGTTTTCAAAATAATGAAGAGTTTGCGTTTATGAAAATCAATTTCAAACATCTTCAGGCTCGTCGCCTCGTGGATTCATTTTTAAGGAAGCCACTTGATAGAACGTCACCGGAACTTTTCAATATTTTTGGTGTGAGAACTGTAAAAGTATATGAAGCAAACCTCGATCCAGTACTACGCCTGATGCATCGAACTGGAATCCAATCTACTGGGTGGCTGGATACTGGGGATAAGTGTATTCGCTCACACATCGCCCGAGTTGATCTTGATCTCTTCTGTAACGACTGGACAACACTCAAACCTGTTGCAAGAGATGATATCGCTCCATTTGTTGTGGCTTCTGTAGATATTGAATGTAATAGTTCTACAGGTAAATTCCCTGATGCAACCGTTGCTGGAGACGCGTGCTTTCAAATAGCAATCTCCCTGTGTAAATTTGGTTCCGATGAACCATATGACAAGACGTGTTTCTGCTATAAGAAGACGGATCCCAACCTGGAAGGTTCTACAATTTTGAGCTACGAAACCGAGAGGGAAATGCTGCATGCATTCCAAAAATACCTCCATAAAAAGGATGTTGATATCATCACTGGTTGGAATATATTTGGTTTTGATATGGAGTATATATACAGACGCGCGCAGATCAATATGTGTCACCCAGAGTTCTTCAATATGGGTAAATTGAAAGACACGGAGTCGGAACTTGTCATTAAGAAACTCTCGTCAAGTGCTTTGGGGGACAATCTCCTGAAGTTACTTCCAATGTCGGGGCGCTTCATTTTTGATATGTTCCATGAAGTAAAAAAGGGCTATAAATTGGATAGCTATAAGTTGGACAATGTATCCAAGTTATATTTGGGGGATCAAAAAATTGATATGGCACCAAAGGAGATGTTTGCGCGTTACAGAGAGGAAGATCCTGTAAAGTTGCGTGAGGTTGCGGAATACTGTATTAAGGATACACTTCTTCCACACCGCCTGATGAAAAAGCTCTGTACTCTTCTGAATATGATAGAAATGGCGAAAGCAACGTGGGTACCAGCAAATTTCCTTGTGGAGAGAGGGCAACAGATTAAAGTATTCAGTCAACTCACGAAGAAGGCGAGAGAATTGGGATTCATGGTTCCAACAATTCGCTGGGGATCTATCCCCGAAGAACCTTATGAGGGAGCTACAGTCCTTGAAGCACAAAAGGGTGCGTATTATACTCCAATTACTGCTCTTGACTTCGAGGCGCTATATCCGAGTATCATGATGGCTGATAACTTATGCTACTCATCCTATGTCATGGATGATAGGAAGTATGGCGCAATTCCCGGAATCACATATGAAACTTTCAATGTTGGCGACCGAACCTATAAGTTTGCACAGGGTGTGCCGACTCTATTACCGGAAATTCTCCGAGAATTGAAAACGTTCCGTAAACAAGCCAAGAGGGATATGGCTGCGGCTACTGGTTTTGCGAAGGAGGTGTATAACGGTAAACAGCTGGCCTATAAAATTTCTATGAATTCTGTGTATGGATTTACAGGCGCCGGGAAGGGTATCCTTCCCTGTGTCCCCATTGCTTCTACAACGACATGCAGGGGGCGCGAGATGATTGAACAAACAAAGGCTTATGTTGAAAAGAACTTCCCTGGGTCAAAAGTACGGTATGGAGATACCGATAGTGTAATGGTTGAATTTGATGTCGGGAATCGTAAAGATGAAGAAGCTGTTGCCTATAGTTGGGAAGTTGGTGAGAGAGCTGCAGAAGAATGTAGCGCTCTGTTTAAAAAACCGAATAATCTTGAGCTAGAGAAGGTATATTGGCCTTATTTCCTCTATAGTAAAAAGCGATACGCTGCTAAATTATGGACAAAGGGCAAGGATGATAAAATGCATATGGATTATATCGATGTGAAGGGTCTCCAGGTTGTTCGGCGTGATAATACACCCCATTTGCGGGAGTGTTGTAAGGAACTCTTAGATGTAGTTCTCACGTCAAGTAACCCCGGTCCACCAAAGGAGTTGGCCAAGGAGAGGGCAATTGAACTCCTGTCGGGCGACGTTCCCAATCACAAGCTTATATTGAGCCAGGGTCTTTCGGATAGTTATAAAGTCGGTGGTAAGAATGTGTCTATAACTGCATGGGACAGAGACGCGAAAAGATTCTTGAGTGAGGATATCAATCAATCTCATGTTCAGGTTTTTAATAAAATGCGCCAAAGAAAGCCCGGATCAGAACCACAGTCGGGGGATCGTGTACCGTACCTACTTACGAAGACCCAAGACCCCAAAGCCAAGGCGTTTGAAAAATCTGAAGACCCAAAATACGTTGAAGAGAATAACATACCAGTTGACTATCATTACTATTTTCTTAACAAATTCTTGAAACCTATTTGCGATCTTCTTGATCCGTTATATGAGAACGCCAAGGACGAAATATTTGGGGAGATTATCAACAAACACAAACCACCAAAACCAAAGCGCGAGCCCGCTCTTAGTACTATGAAGAAGGCTGATCTTGTCGCGGAATGTCAGCGTCTTGGTCTTGAGGACACAGGAACCCTGGTGATCTTACGGGGACGCCTTAAGGATGCGAGATTGGCAAAACAGGGATCCGTTGAAGATCTATTTAAAAACTACGAACTATCACAGAGTAAGGATGAGTCTACATGAAAAAATTACAAAGATTGTTGAGGAGGAACTGGAAGATAGAGTGAATGCAATCCTCAATGAATATGCTGTGAAAATTTCAAAAAAACATGCGATACCATTGGAACATTTATTGAAGGATATCCCCACTTCATTTGTGAGTACGACATGTAAAGGGACAAAGTCTAACGGTCAACGGTGCACTTTTAGGGCGCTTTTCAATGGCTATTGTCGTCATCACAAATCTCAGGGTGAACGGATATGTCCACGTGTAATGTCAAGTTCTAATCTACATAACCATGGCCCGGATCAGATGTTTGTAAAGGGGTGTCCAGGGTGCGAATCCTCAAAGGAGCTTATAGATTTGAATCCTATCATTTATTAATGAACAAGAGTGATATTCTACTAAATTCCATAAACGATTTTTACACCAATGAAAAGAATAGAACCAAACTACTGACAATTTTAGATAAAACTAGCGGCATTTCTTTGCGTAATTTAGAGTGGTTTATTACCAACTATTCCAAAAAGCATCATACATCTTACACAACAAGTGATGGCAAGCTTTTCACTGTACATTGTGCTTATAAATCAAGTCTCGACGGCTATAGCAAGAAATTATTCGACCCATTTTGCCGTTCCGAGAAGTTTTCTTACGCCATACCTGGGTCATCTCATGAAATTCAAACGACTTTGGCACAATTAAATTTCATCAAATGGTGTATCAAAAACAACATCATTGATTATATCAAAGAGAATAAGGTTGACTTATTTAGTAAGCAAACGACATAAACCCGTTGTCAAATATCATTGTTTGATATCCGGTATAGTACATATGTAATGTATATTTGTCTTGGTTTATATTTACAAGTGATGTATCCATTTCAAGTTCTATAGCTGTTTTATCAGATTTTATACCACTGAAATCCAAATTCCCCGATGGTTCCACATTCACCGGATTCATCGAGAAACTGTAAGTGTATATATTTCTAATGGGCCTCGATAATCTTTTTTGAGATGGGATGAGATACTTGTAATAGTTGTGACCGGTGTCTGAAACATTTGGCATTTTATTACCGTTAATGTAAAAACTCCCAGACTTCATTACTGGTGAGAAAAATGTATATGTCTGGTCAAAGTTTACATTCGAAGAAAAGTTGAACCGATTATGTATCAAATATTCACCATCTTCAGATGGAACGGGATTACCCGTTGAAACATCCTCATCCTCAAACTTTGTATTTCTTAAAAACCAGTGAATGCATTTAACTGGGATATTTGGCACAAGATTATTTCGTATGACACTTTTACCTTCATCACTCTCAATAGTTGGGTGTTTACGAACAAAGTCTGTAATAATTGTCTGTCTTTCTTTCATCATGTAGATGCGCTCGTCACCGGTAACGGTGATTTCTTCCGTGATGATATCAAAAAATGGCAGTTCAAGTGTATTTGACGTATCTGTAAAAAATGTTTGCTTATGAAATTCAAATTCGAACTCAATCTTTTGTTTGTATACGGCACATAATGGAAAATATGGTCTATTTGGACTGTTCGAACTATACTCATCGGATGAATATTTTCTCGTAAAGAAGAATTGTAATGGTATCACAAGATCAGATTCAAACTTTGCATAGCTAGGTAAAGATTCCGAAGCATCAAAGCCAAGGTTTCTATTTACAAGAAATCTATTCGCTACTTTTTCTGACGTTTCCAGATAAAGCTCGTCGTAAATAATCCCCCAATCATCATGAATTTTCTCAACCTCAATATCATCAACAAACATTGTCACACTCTTGAGAATATGCCTTCCCAATTGGTCCGCATAATTTTCACTTGTATTGGTGTTTAATGCGGGCATTTTTATACTCAAGTACATATTACTCAAGAGATCCCCCATATTTTTGGGCTCAAATTTAACTTTTACTGACTGCGCAAAAGGCCAATTTTGTACCTGACCAGGATTTAACACGCGCTTACTTCGATGATACTTTCTAAAATCTGTATGTCTTTTATTTTCTGTGTAATTAAAGAATGACTCTTCTGGATCTTTGGAAAGTAAGAAGGTGTCTTGCTTCCCAATAGCTTTAAGCGAAATTTTCGCAGCTTCGCCCATACTTATCTAATGTCTACATATTTTTAATATCCATTTTCCACATATCAATGTGAGAGGTATTTTTCATAATTTCAAGTTCCTCCCTTGCTTGCTTTGATTCTCTAAGAAGTTCTCGTACACATTCTTCCGTGTATTGGACGGTCTTGATGTTGAGGAGATAGTCGTATGTACCGTTTATTTTGGGAAAGATACCACCCAATTGTCTCTCAAGGTCATCCTTCTTTCTCTTGAATACAATAATTTGTCCCTCAATGACCATCGTCACGAACTTTGATTTGTACCCACACATCCTTGACCTAACTTCAAGTACCTTGATAAGATGTTCTCTTCTCTTCTTGTAGTGATCAATGCGGAGATCCACAAAGTCTTTTAGGATTTCTTCGGGACTTGAGTACTTATATATACCCTTGACTGGATGAAAAAGGTGCATATTTGAGGTATGGAAACTCTTTCTCAACTTGAGATCTTTTAAGATATCCTTGCCCGTGTATCCCATAATTTCAAAGTCAACGTTTTCCGTTGTTGAATTGTTTGTGAACCCCGAAATGATTTTCTTATCTACAAGAGTTTCTAAGTACTCCTTGTAATCTTGAGTCCAGCGCCCCGGTGGAAGTTCTGTAATTTTGAGTCGCGACCCCGTGTCTCGCCACACACCCTCTGTAATCCATGTACCATTTTCTTTGAAAATTTTACCCTTAAAACCTCGGAACCAAGGACTCATGTCCTTGAATGACTGTCCATTCAGAGCCCTTTGGATATTCTCTTTGATATCTTTGGGATTGAATGGTGGGACATAGCAACTGAAACCCGTGCCAATGCCCTCCGTGCCGTTTACAAGCACCATTGGGAGAGTTGGCATGTAGAAGTCTGGTTCGATTGATCTTCCATCGTCGTCAAGGTAATTAAGTATGGGGTCGTCCCGTGGATCAAAGATCTTACGAGCCTCTTTGGTCAACCTTGTGAAAATATACCTTGTTTGAGATGCATCCTTACCACCCATGAGACGCGTACCAAACTGGCCACATGGTTCAAGAAGATTGATATTATTTGAACCGGTATAATCATTTGCCAATTTGACAATTGTATCCGCGAGGGATACCTCGCCGTGGTGATACGCAGACTTTTCAGCAACATATGCAGCCAATTGCGCCACTTTCATTTCATCCCTGAGATTCTTATGAAAGCATGCATACATTACTTTTCTTTGTGAAGGTTTGAGACCATCTGCCATATGAGCAATGGAGCGCTTCAGGTCTGCTAAACTGAAATTGACCAGGTCCTTCCGGATAAAATGGGTAATGCTCAGATTCCTGATAGATCCATATGGAACTTCCAACTCTTTGGGGTTCTTTGCGGTACTTTCCAAAAGCCAGGACTTTCTATCATCAGCCTTCTTCTTGTCAAAGGCGAGAACGACGGACCTATCCGTCATAATATCCATGTCAAACTTTACTGTCAAATCCTGAATTTTCTTGAAATATTCGCGTGCCTCGGCAGAGGTTGATGTACCAAGACCCTTGTAGTATTTGATTTTCCAGCCAGATTGTCCACTACCATACCATTCTCTGAAAGAGGAGTCTGTATAGAATGATTTTGACTGACCTCCCTTACTCGCTTTGATGATTGGCGTCACCATAGACACAACAAATCCCAGCTTGAGAAGCGATGGCCAAAAGTAATGAATCATATTGAGAATCAGACCCTTGATATGCGACCCGTCATTATCGGCGTCCGTCATGATCATGAGACGACCATATCGAAGTTCTGATAGATTTTGGTAGTCCTTGCCTTGTTGAAGACCCAAAATCTTCTTGAGGTCGTTGAACTCTTGGTTTGATGTGAGCTGTGCCACCGAGGCGTCGCGGACATTCTTACACTTCCCGCGAAGTGGGAATACACCAAAGTGATCTCGGCCAACGATAGAGAGACCCGCAACCGCGAGGGTTTTCGCCGAATCACCCTCTGTGACAATAAGAGTGCATTTCCCAGATTGTGCCGTACCCGCCTTGTTTGCGTCGTCCAGCTTGGGAATACCGGTAATTTTGGACTTGCGTGCGCCATCGGTCTTCTTGAGTTCCCTCATCTCCTTAAACTTTGAGAGTGCTGTAAGTTCATCTTGAATACCCGTCTTTAGGGCATTCTTCACGAAGTTTTTAGGTGGTTCGAACTTACTTCCAAAGTCCTGTACCTTTGAGGTACACTCCGACTTTACCTGACTTGAGAAAGTTGGATTCTCAAGGGTTGCCTTCACAAAGATGTTGAAAGTATTCTTCACCTGTTGAGGTTTCAACTTGATTTTCTTTGCCATCTCATCGATAATACCCGACGCAATGTAAGATGCTACATGATCCACGTGCGTTCCACCCTTCGTTGTAGATATACCATTCACAAAAGACACTTGTTCGAGGCCATTCTCCGATGGGCCGATACACGCTGACCAACGATCGGTTGTCACAGAACACACATTTGTCACACCTTCATGCATCTTGGCATATGCCTCAAAGGAAGTTTTGGGGAGGGCTTCCCCTTGAAACTTAACCTTACAATTGGATGTTGTACAAATGTTCGCATCCCACACCCTTTTTTCGAATATTTTATAGATTGCGGCATCCATATTCTTCATACCAAACCTTCTCCAATCAGGAATAAAAGTAATTGAAACTGAAGAAGTTGAGGCAGAATGCTTCTTAATTTTTGGTGGGTGACACACCGTCATATTGTTGTTCCATTTTTGTGTATAACACTGCTTTGTCTCTCCATCTTTGATCACAATTGAAAATTCCGATGAGTAAATATTGGTCAATTTTGCACCGTATCCATTTCGGCCACCGACAATTCGCTTTTTTGTGTCGTCATAATTCGTACTTGTAAGAAGATGACCAAAGGTGAGTTCAGGATTCCAAATACCCTCTTTTTCATGCATACGCACACCTATGCCACCGAGAGGTCCGTTATTCTCAATGGTAACAGTACCAGCCTCCTTGTCTATATTCACCGAAATACTCGTGACATTCTTTGGATGTACAGAATTTCGATCAATTGCATTGACAAGAATCTCATCAAATATTTTGAGTAAAGCTGGGGAATAGTTGACACTTTTCTTCTTGAATTTATTATCGGTTTTATGATGAATCCAGTATGACTCGGAACCCAACTCTACCGGTCCGACGTATGAGTCGGGTCTCTTAAGGACGTGTTCAATGTGAGTAAGTTTTTGAATACTCTCACCCATCCTTCTTTAATTTTGAACGTCTCAATTCTTTACTTAGGTTTATTCTCCTCCAGAATCAAATAAAAGTTTTTAACCCAGGATTGCAATTCATCTCTCGTAATGGAGAATGTTTTAGGTCTAACAAGCTTAACTGCCCCAATTTGCCGGAGAGAATCTATCCGCGGATTGTATTTTATGGGTGGATTCATGTAACAACATTTACACACGCGTAAACCCCTCAGGTTGTGTTCATTATTAAGTTCAAATGGTGGAGCTGTCTGACGAAGGTATATATCAAATAAACGAAGTTCCCATGCTCTCACAGATCTATAGTATGGACTGAGAGGTGCCAGACAAAAGTGACATAAATATTTCCATTTTATTTTCATGCTTATAAATAGAAGATGGCTTATCTTTATCTGATAGCTATAATTTTTGTACTTTATCTTATGATGAAAAATAAGACTAGGGGTATCAACAAGGCTATTGAAAAACTCGTGAGACAATCAGCCCGTTATGCCGTAGCTGCTCAACAGGACGAGTCACCGGTTATAGCTATACTCCACGCTAACTATGCGTCGGCCTATTTCTACGCCCTCAAGGAGTTTGCTACTGATTCACAAATCCATAACGCGACCGGCATCGATGTTAGAAAGTTTAAGGAGCATATAACAAATGTTCAAGATATGGTAACTAAGAAAACCTCTGCAAAGTGTCCAGAATTTGTTGGTGAAGTTGATGTCTATCTGGCCGAAATTGGTGGAGAAGCTTAAAATAGAGAGGACATAACATTCCATGGATGATTATGTTGTTGTTATACAACCAAACGAACACATTATTTTAGGTGTAAATGATGACCGCGTGATACCCGAAACTGAAACTATAATACAAATTGTGGAAACCACACGCGCTTCGGATACTACCGTAAGAGCCCTTATGATGACCATCACTGGCACCGCGATATTTATGATGATTGGAATCATGTATATGATCTTAATAACCTAAGTCGTCTTCAAACCGCCAAATATACAATTTAAAAATGGAAGTCATCCGTGATTCTATGTGGTCTACCTGCCTCGCCAATGCGGTAAAAATGTACCGCCTTCGCGAGCCAAATGAAAGGTGTTATAAGTTAGCAGATGCAACCTGGAGATGTAAGATGGCATATGTGAAACATGAAAATACAAGAAAAAATTCTTCGGTTATTGTTCTTGACGCGCTACCCAAGGAAAATGCACCCGAGCAGCGCACATCACATAAAATTTGCGCCGCAACGACAATGTCCGGTAAGCCATGTCGCTTCAAGGCTGTGTGTGGCAACTATTGTCGCAAGCATCAGGTTACCTCGTCAAAAATTGGAGAGAAAGTGGATGTAAGTGACCTTCTCAGCAAATTAGACGGAATTAAAATCCAATAGTATTGTAAACAATATGTTAGATCAGGATACTCTCAGACCCGTAGTAATAGCGATGGCCCTCTACCTCGCCCTCGCAATTCTTACTCCTCGTATTATTAAGAAGCCAACCGGTGTGAAATTTATCGATGAAATTGTTATGTCCTTTATTGCGCAAAGAGGGTCATTGATGAGTGGAACTATTATTATTGGTCTCGTTGTTCTCGGTACCAATTACATTGAGGATGAATTCTTGTAAGATATTATCCTTGCAAACTAATTTTTTTGTGTGTTCGTGATTCATATACCTAAGCCTCTTAGTATATACATCCTTCATGAATTCCAAGAGTTGGTTGGGGTTTGGTTTACCCCAAGTCATACCCCGTTTGAAGAGGAAATCATCCTGTTCCAACTCTTGAAGTTCACAATCAATTGTATATGGCGTCTTTACATATTCAGGAGATCCACCGTAATTTGTGATGATTACAGGTTTGTCTCTTAATGCCGCCTCTACCGGACCCATACCAACACCTTCAGACTTTGAAAAACTCACATAACAGTCGCAGCGGTTGTGGAGTTTATCCATTTCTTCGTCCGAGATGAGTCCGTTAATAATTTCAACATTTGGAAGTTTAATTTCAACATTTGAGTTACAGGTCGCTTTCACAACCAATCGTGTATCTGGTTTATTTAGACGCACAAATGCCTCCAATATTCCACGGAAATTTTTTCTGTCGTCCATTATATTTCCAATATGGTAAAATGTATATGGCGTTGATGGCGGTGGAATATGTGCATGAATGATGTAAAACTCGTTATCTGGGAATTGCCTGGATAGAACTCTTTTACAGAATTCACTTGGAACCGCAACCCTTTTTGTCTCTTTCATGATGAGACCGTAGTCTTCATGTACAGTCTCCGTTTCGCACACGGTCATGATTGCCAGATTATTAATTCTAGACCTCACATAATGCATATAATCTATATGCGGTTTGATTGGTAACATGAAAAGAAGCCCATGTTCACCTTCCGGAATCTTGGTACCTATCTGGTGATATGTAGATTTGTCAAATACTTTTGTGTATTTGTATGCATGTTGACCTATTCCACTATTGAGTGGTCCCCCAATTATGATCATCTAGTATAAAGAATAATGTTGCTTTTATATATATTAATATGAATCCAACGCTTCTACGCAAAGAGATTGAAGATGAAATGCAACGAACGCGTCTTGATAAGACCCGTCTTTACGAGCTTCTTCTGAAGATTGTTGATTCCGGTGCGGGTGGTGGAGGTTCTCAGGGCCCAGCCGGTCCAGCCGGTCCAGCCGGTCCAGCCGGTCCAGCCGGTCCAGCCGGACCCGCGTGTGACTGTAAGGATCACGCCACCGCGGCGCCAAAGAAGACCGCCGCTAAAAAGACGACCACTAAGAAGACTACCACCGCCAAAAAGACGGCGGGGGCCTAGTCAAAAAATAGATAAATCAAAATATCCTTACATTTACTCAGGCAGTTCAAAATCTGTGTTAGTAAATCGTCATATTTATTGCATTACCGAAGGAGAAGGGGTCGAACGATTCACAGACCAAATGAAACCCCCTAAAATGGTTACCAATATCAATACAAGTAATCCAAAAGGATACTTCTTTTTTTGTTCTTCGGGTGGGTTATCGGGTAAACGACGTACGTTTTCGTTGAGTGAATCCATCTTTACAAGCAAGCTCTGCAATAGTTGTAACATTTGTTGATCTTTGTTTATGGGTTTCTCCTTTTTGTCAAGAGTCGTTATTTCTAATGTAATAGTCCATTCACGCGAATTTTGGAGTCCTTGGTAGACATCGTCTGCGCCAAGCTCGTAGAATGAAAAATCCAACTTTTTAATAGATATAGGATTAAAGTAGTTTGTTTTGCGCGTCATGAGTTTTACCTGTTTATCGAACTTATAATCGTCCCCAGTCGGTACTGCATTTTCTTCAAGTGGACACCGTGCAAATACATGTCCCCTAGTCGTTAATAACTGCGCAGCCGTGGGAATCTGGGGGCACACGATATCTACAAGTCTGGCAACTCCGCCGTCTCGATTTCCAGCGCCACCGATTTGCATGAAGTATGCGTCTACGATTTTTAAACCGATGACTTGTGACATACCCTCAAAATGTATATTTGAATATAAATCCAGATCGAGTGTCATGGGCGTGTGACGCGTCCTCACTGGTTCCGACCCGGTGTGTGGTTTTAGATCTACAGAATCAATTGTAATATACTGAATCTTATGTGGAACATCATTTAAGTCTGTCAAAGGTGGACCTTTATTCATCCTGGATTAAGCTGACATAAAAAAATGTGAGACTTTAGTACAAATGTATGCCAAGGCTGTTTATAGAGTTGTTATGACAAAGACACCAATTTATATCGAAAACCTCTGTGTATGGGTAAAAACCGCAATCTGGGATGCACCAAGATGTATTTTCTTGGACATTGATTCCGAAATATCTAAAATTGAAATGGAACAAGCACACCTAAGTAAGGTTGGAGATCGCAAAACTGAATAAAATGGATTTTATACCACTCGTCACAGACGATTTTAGGGTCACATTTTGTCGGGCAACTGAACCACTTTGTTCCGACGTCCGGCGTATCATCTGGAAAAATCTTCTTTACGATAATATAGAACTTCACCCTCCCAACGCTCCAGAAAAATGTCGTATCAAATACTCAAGAGTTTCTGGGAGTTGCTTGCCCCGACACCTGTTCGTAGACCTCCCCTTGAACCCGTAACAAAAGAATACAAAGACTACCGAGAAATTGTAGCCACAAATGAGGCGGGGGAAACGATAATTCTACATTTACCAAAGGATTACAGCCTAAATCACAATTAAAGTTTTAATAGTAATATCAGACAATGGATCGCCAACACCTTGAAATCTTCCGTTTGAAATGTGAGGAATTACTTTCACAATTCAAAAAGAAAAGACGTGACATTTTTGTTAAATTTGGTGATACCCAATACGACGAACACATTTCAAAGCTTCTTTCTCTTACGTCTCGCGTTGACAATGAGATTCGCGACATTGATGCATACGAGGACGCAAAAGTTGTTGGTAACCTCCTTGATGAATACGGTACATTTGATCATATACACGATAAATTGATACATACCCTAAAACAAGAATTTGAAAATGTTGACAAGCAAACTTGGTACGACGAACATTTTGATAACTGGTCTATGTTGCCTCAGCGTCAAGAATGTGAAGCATATTCGCTTCCGGAAAGACTGAGATATTCGGAATGTCGCCTTGCAATGTTTGATCATCTTGAGAATGAATGGAAAAGAAATACATTTCCAACTTTGTGCAATCGCTTAGAATTTTTCTGATGTATCATTATAAGATGAAATGGAAACTTGTTAAATGTTTCTATATTCATATGAGGCAGCACATGACATTTTCAATTGTCACCGATGGTGTCTGTACCTTTATCCGCAACATTGTGAAAGAGGTTTCTTCGTTTAAGTTAA